AGGAGAATAAATGAGTAATATTAGTCCAAACTGGTCATCAAAAGAAATGCTATTTCCAGGCATGTGGGTTTATCGAGATGTAATTAAACCTGAGATTGACATAATGAATAGAGTCAGCAACCTACTAGAAAATAATAAAAGCGGATTATTGTGGGAAGAAGCCACGGTGGGATATATGGAAAAAAGACCAAGCTATAGAGACTGTAAAGATTTTAAAATTGGTGAAATTAAAAATCCAATGACTGATGATGAAGCAACTCTTGGCACTATCTGGCAAGATGCTTACAACGCACAGATACCAGCAGTCGAAGATTATTGTGGAGCATACAATATTAGAATGAACTACTGGGAAGTAATGAATTTTATTCAATATGGTCCAGGACAACATTTCCAAGAGCATGCAGACCATGGGTTCTCTTATAGCGCAACAGTTTCTTTGGTTGCTTATCCAAATGATGAATACGATGGTGGAGAATTAGTTTTTCCTAAATTAAATTTAAGCATAAAGCCAAAAGCTGGAGATCTGTATATATTTCCATCAACATATTTATTCTCCCACTTAGCAGCACCAGTAACCTCTGGTAGAAAATATTCTATCGTAACAATGCTTGATTATAATGATCACGCACATAACCCAGATTTCATGAGAATGAGAGCTGAGAGGGTTGAACGTGAAAAACATAAGGGTATACAAAACTAGAGAAGGCTTCGGAAATGTATCTCCTCTTACAGTTAAAAGAGACTGGATGGATGATACATGGAAAGCGCATGCCTACAAATGTTTCCCAGTCAGCCTAACTAATCAACTTGGCTGGGGAATATCTTTTCCAGAAGATATTACATTTATATGGGACGGGATATCTGATGCATCTGGTGAGCATGTAAAGATTTTGCAAGGAGAAAAGTATGCCTATTCTGACCGTGCAAATGCAACTATAAGTTTTAATACTGGTGTTATGTTTATAACAGAGCCAGAGGACACATTGCTATCTATGCCAGTTCCAAATCAATTCATTGATGGAGTTTCGCCATTTACAACTCTTGTTTCCACATCATTTTTTAGAGGAGATTTGCCTTGTGCTTGGAGAATTACAAGACCAAATGTAGAAATAACAATAAAGGCTAATACCCCAATAATATCTGTAATTCCAATAAATTTACTTGAATTGCAAAATTCAGAAATGGAGTTGCGTGATATTCATGAGGTTCCAAGAAATGAATTTCTAACACCAGCATATTCGCTTGCTGTACAAGAAATTAATAAGTCTGGCGAATGGTCAAATTTTTATAGAGATGCAGTAGATAATAATGGTAAAAAAATTGGAGAGCACCAGATTAAGGCAATTAGGCTAAAAGGCGGAACTGATGACAATTGAAATTAATGCTTATGAGATAAATAATGAAAGGCCTACAGCTAAAATAAGACCAATGTCTATTAAAAGAGATTGGATCGAAGAGGGAACACAACACGGATATGCATATTCTTGTTTTCCTGTTGCGCTTGCAAACACAATGGGTTATGAGATTTATTTTGAAGAAGACATAGAGTTTATGTGGAATGGAAAACGTGAGCCAAATTCAACTGTTGTAACAAAAGGAAAAGATATTTGTTATTTTGATAGAGGATTTGCCACCGTAGGGCTTGTTACTAATTTAATAGTTAAGTCGGATAAAGATACTAGTTTATTGTGTGGACCAGTCCCTAATCAATTTACAGAAGGAGTCTCTGGATACTCAGCGATACTTTCTACATCTTTTTTTAGTGGTGCCCTTCATATAGTGCTAAGAATAACAGAGGCTAATAAAAATATTTTAATTAAGGCTGGGGATGCAGTTGGATCTATTTTGCCAATATCTTTATCAAGTATAAACAACTCAATAATAAATGTATATAAGCCAACAAACAAAGATTTTGGTGTGCACCTATCTACAGACTATAATAATGCGCTTGCAAATGAAGCTGATAAAAAAGGCAGGCCAGTAGGATGGTACCAAAAAGGAATTGATCATAATGGGAACCAGATAGGGTCTCATGAAATAAAAAAATTTACATTTAATGTAAATTATAAAGAATAAGGCAGTAATATATGTTTGAATTTAATGTGTACAAGATATCAAAAACCCCAGCTGACCTAGTTCCCCTAGAGACAAAAAGAGACTGGATGGATGAGACAGCAGATAAGCATGCGTACAGATGTTTTCCCCTAGGTCTAGTTAATAATCTTGGTTGGGGCATATCATTCCCAGAAGACATATCTTTTATTTGGGATGGCAATAATGACCCAAACCCAGAGCACATAAAAATATTATCTGGTGAAAAATATATTTACACAGACAGGGGTAATAGTTTAATTACTTTCAATACAGGCCTAATGTTTAAAACTAATCCTAATTTAACATTATGGGTAAAGCAGGTCCCAAATCAATTTGTAGAAGGGGTAGAGGTTTTAGAGGTCTTGCTAAACACATCTTTTTTAAAGGGGGAGCTAAATCCATCTTGGAAGATTACAAAAGCAAATGTTCCAATAACAATTAAGGCTGGTACTCCAGTAGTGTCAGTTTTACCAATAGACTTAGAGCAATTAAATAACTCAACTGCAATTATAAGCAATGGCCTTTCTTTGCCAATAGATGAAATACAAAATGATCTAGGGTATACTGAGTACGTAACATCAAGACAAAAACAGGGCATTTGGTCAAACCTATATAGAAATGCAATGGACCATGAAGGAAACTCGCTAGGGTCCCATCAAGTTAAAAAAATAATGCTAGATATTAAAGATATCAGCAAATAAATGGAAATGGTATAATTATAATATGAACAATAATCAAATGATAGCTAATCAAAAAATTAGACTAAATGCTCCGAAGTCTATAACTCCATCTGGGTTCTTTGGAGACTCTTCGGATAATATTGTCGAACTAGAAAACTTTTTAACTACAGAAGAAAGAGAAACATTAATTAATTTTGCTTTAAACAATAAAGTTTGGGATCAAACTGAAACTCATGTTGATGAAGATGGACTTGTTTTATATGATGCTGATATTTGGAAAGACAGAGTATGTACGTACAATTCTTTGATGGCTTCAGACCCAACAATTCTTGAATTAATTAACAGCATGATTGCAAGGCTCAAAATTGAAGTAGATAAATTTTTTAATGTTGATGCAAAAGAAACAGGGCCAGCAATTGTAAGATGGCCAGTTGGAGCAAGACAAGAGCCTCATGCAGATAAAGAATTTCATACTGGTATAGAACAGGGAAGAGCCAATGATTTCCCTTGGTATGATTTAGCTGGCTTATTTTACTTTAATGATGACTATGAAGGTGGAGAGCTATACTTCCCACAACATGGAATAGAGTTTAAGCCAAAAGCAGGGGCAGCCTACTTCTTCCCAGGAGATAGATTTTATACACACGGAGTCCGACCAGTAAAGTCTGGTAATAGATTTACATCGCCGTTTTTTTGGACAATTGAAAAGCACACAGGAGAAAAACAGCCATGAGTAATTTAGAATATGTAGAGTTATACCCAAAGGTAGACGTATACAGAAATGTTTTGCGTGATCCAAAATCTTTATACGAAACAATGAAAAAGTCTGAAAGAACTTCAGAAGGCAAGCATTATTTAAAAAATTGGGATAAGTGGGCTTCTTTTGGAACCTACACTCAAATTAAAGATACTCCTGAAATTAATGAAGATAATCAAAACCCAATGTTTATTGAAGAGAAAGACTTTGCTACTCAAGTTCAGCAGGCATATGACTTAGTTCTAAATGATTATATTACTAGACATGGTGTAGAGCTGCCAGAAGATTGGTATTTTACTGGCTGCTCATTTTCAAAGTATAATGATCAGGTAGATGTTTTGGCTAACAAGATGACTATGCAGTACCACACGGATTATATTATTTCGCAACGAGAAATGCCTGGTCCTAAATTTTTACTTACATGCACAATGTACATTAACGATGACTACGAAGGCGGAGATATTGAATTTTTTGTTGATGGTAAATTGATTAACCATAAGCCACAAGCAGGAGATATTCTAGTATTCCCCTCA